CAATATCTTTTAAGCCACCAGACATTAAAGTTTCTTGTATCTGTGTTTCGCGTTCGGATATAGTCCTTTTAATCTTATCTAAGAGTTGTATTTCGTCCATAGATTAAGATTTTTTCGGCCTACCTCTTTTTTTTGCCGCTGGTTTTTTTGTAGTTTTTTTTGTAACTTTCTTTGTAGTTTTTTTAGGTTTTACCTTTTCAACTACTTCGCCATTTATGATTGCCATTTTTCTTTCTATTCTGGCCATATTTGCTTGATGTGCTTTTTCCTCAGCCTCAAGTTTTGCTTTTTGTTCTATTGCCTCTTGCTCTCTTGCAATCTTTTTTTCGGCTTTAAGTTTTTTTTGAGCCTCACGTATATAAGATGTTGTCATTGTACTCCCCTTAATTTATTTTGTAGTTCTAACAATTTTAAATCAGCATTTTGTTTTAATCTATTAACTGCTACCTCAAGTTTATCATCTGCTATTTGTTTTTGCACATCGATTCTTTGTTGTTGTATATCGCTATCTAACATTTTTTCCTGCGCTCTTTGTGATTGTTTTGCAACAAATTGTTCTGATTCCATATCTAATTCTTTGTCTCGTAAATCTAATTCACGTTTTCTAATATCAACCAATGGATCATCGCTACCACCCATACCAATAGACTGTAAAAACTCACTTGCAAGTTGTGCCATAATTTGTGAGCTAAACTGTTCCATAATCATTTGTATTTGTTGTTGAATTGCAGCTGCCTCTTGAGGTGACACTTGTTGCATTTGTGCTTGTATCTGTTGTATTTGTTGTTGCATTTCTGGTGGCATCTGCTCTTGAGCCATTTGCATGGCCATAAATTGTAAATGTTGCATGCAATGAGAAATAATTAAAGCCTGTACTTGTGGACTTTCTTTAACAATAGTGGTTAAAAATAAACTTTTGTGTGCCTCTAAATGTGCTTGATGATTTTGTTCTGGAAATGCTTGAGCTGGTTGCCCTAATAATAAACCAGCATTTTCTTGTCCTGCATCGACTGGTTTTGGAGTCATGTCTGGCGGTGGTTGTAGCAGAGCATCTACATTATCTACACCTAATGCAGCGTACATGCGCTTGTATGCCTCATATATACCCATAGGCCCGTGTATTTCTGGATTAGATTGAACCATTTGTAATAATTCTTGAGCCAATGTGACTCTTTGACTTTGTGAAAAAATGTTCGGATCAGATACAGGTATGATGTCTACTCTATCGTCAAAATCTATTTGTTTGACTTCCTGTGGCCCAGAACCTATCTGATAATTATATACTGGTGGTAAATACTCACTAAATACTTTAGCCAATAGTCCAAACTCTATTCTTTGTGCATAGTGTAGTCTTTTGTGTATAGCACTCATAACTTTTGTGCCACGCTCTAATAAAGCGACAGTTGTTCCTACAGGCATGGCTTGATTCATGTCACCAACATTCATGTCTGCTATAGCGGCGAATCTTTTACCAGAATCTACTAATATTCCTAATAATTGCATTAATACATTACTAGGTTCTTTAATTGGGAGAGGTATTAAGTTTTCTCGTAAAGATCCGCCTGTAGTATCAATATCTCTAAATTCGCCTGGTTGTAAAGGATCATCTTCATCTCTTATACGCATGCCTCTAGCTTTAAAACCAGCTGGTAAATTAGCTAATGTACCTGCATCAATCAACTGTCTCAGTATTGATGTAGAGGCTTTTGAAAGGCCACCAATCATGTGCGATAAGCCAAGTCCGTAAAAACCCAGGCCAGGTAAAAATTTGTATTGAACAAAATAATTTATTTTATTTTTTAGTAAATCGTTTTCTCTATAATTACGACGTATTGACAATACTTTTTGTGAATCTTCCTCAATAGTTACTATGTATGGTAATTTAAGACCTGTGGGTACGCCTTGTTGGTCTAAATCTTCAAAACCCTCTATGTCTAATACAGTATGAACCTCATATACAGTTCTGTTTCTGTTTTCCTTGTATGATGGTGATATGCCTTGTATTTCATCTATTGCCTCACTAATATCGTCCATATCCTCTGTATAAGAACCAGAACCAATATCAACATTTGCATAAAACCCTGTAACTTGTTGTTTTTTTATTTCGTTAGCAGACATGCTTATGGAGTGTGTGATTCTCTCAGCTGAACTTATATCTGCGGCCTCATAAGGAACAATAAGATCCTCGGGTGCAATAAATTTTGCTACGGCTCTATTTAGCACAAAATCAAAATATATTTTTTTAAAACATGAGCCAGCTAGGGGTAAATAAAACAACATTTGGTCAAGCTCTGGATCATATTCATCCATTTCATTCATTATGTAATAGTTCATAAATTCTTGAACACGCTCTGCTTGATTTTCTGTTTCTATCGTTCTAGCGCCAACAATTTCTGTTTTTACAGGACCTTTTGCTGGCAACATTTCTTTATATGCCTGTGCTTGAAATTGTGTAACAGCCTCAGCTAAAATTGGATGCACCACACCAGAACTACCCTCAAACGGTTGTGATCTCATTTCATCAAACTTCATACCTAAATATTTAAGGCCATCAGTGTAAGTTTTTTCCCATTCTGATCTAGATTGTTTATCTGTTTCTATGGCATCTAAAAGATCATTAGATATTTTTTGTAAGGTATTATCATTTATAAAGTCAACTAAATTAGCGTCGAAGCTCATTTGTGACTGCATAGGCGCTTGTATTTCATCGTCTAATAGAACTTGCTCATTATCTACAAGTATTTGTGCTGCTGCTTGTATTTCCTCGTCTCTGGAGGTTTCAGGTATTATGTTTACTGCTGATCCTTGAACTTTGATGTCTGGATCATTTTCTGTTCCTAGTTTATCTATAGCCATGTTAATGTATTACCTTATCTTCTATGTCTGCAAAACCTATTTCAGTACCTATGATAGCCTCTAATTCCCCATCTAGCAAAAGACCATGGTACTCTGCGATTAGTTTTGCGTACTCAAGGTTCGGTGCATGTATTATAGGACCCATGTATTCCACACCGTCCCATACAAATCTAGTTGTGTATGTTTTTAATAATATACTGTTCTGTTCTTCTTTAATAGTTTCACCTCATCTTGGTAATCTTCATATAATGATATAAACCCGCCTTGTCTAAACCTCATTAAAGCCATTGTAGCACTATCGCAATAATCGTCGTAATCGCCAAATGGAAATGACGCCATTTCTTCTATAACCTCTTCGGCAAAATCATCCTCTGGCGCCCACACCATGCCAGATTCAAATATAGGTGCAACGCTATTCATACGAGCTACTTTGTCTTGACCTCTACTTGGTGTATAAGATGTTACAGGTATGCCCATGCGCCTTAGCTCTTGTGTCAATGGTGTCCCAGATGCTTTAGCCTCTATTAATACACAATCTGGTTCCCAATATCTGAACTCTTCTAACGCTAATTTTTTTAGCTCTGGAAAGTCGCATCTAACTCTTTTTGCATCTAACAATATTATTTCGTCGTTGTTTTCGTCGCCACGATTAAATATTGCCCAAGTAGTTATTGCAGAGTAGTCTGCTGACTCTTTTTTAGAAAAAGCAGTATCATAGCTTTGTATCACATAGCTATAGGCTGGTACATCTTCGTCCTCCCATCTATTCCACCACTCTCGTTTTACAATAGATCCCTCTTCCGCTGTGGGATTTTGCATCCACTGACTGTTCCACTTGGATATGGGTAGAGACGCTTTTACACCTAACAATTCATCTTTTTTCCAAAACTCTGGCCACAAAGGTTTTTCACTATTTGGCATAATGGCAGGGAACTCAACCACCTCCCACTGATCTGCATTTTCATCGCCTTGTTTGTTTAACACTTTACCAACAAGATCTTTGGTGCTCCATCTAGTCATTACTATCACTATAATCCCACCAGGCTGTAAACGTTGTCTAGGTCCAGACGTGTACCACTCATAAGCAGATTCTAAGGCTTTCGGTGACAAAGCATCCTGTTCTGAGTGTGGATCATCAATAATAAGTAAATCTGCACCACGACCTGTAATAGCACCACCTACACCAGCTGCAAAGAACTCACCTTCCTGGTTGCTTGTCCAACGGCCAGCTGATTTATTATCTGCTTGTAATTTAAGATCTGGAAATATGTGTTGATATTCTTCGCTATCAATTATGTTTCTAACTTTACGACCAAACCTAACAGCTAATTCAGCTGTGTGCGTTGTTTGAATTATTTTTAGATTACCTCTTCTACCCATCATCCATGCAGGAAAAAACGTTGATGCAAACTCAGACTTAGAGTGTCTAGGTGGCAAACACACGATCAATCTTTTTAATTTGCCATCTGCTATCTTGTTAAATTTATTGGCAATAATTTTATGGTGTCTACCTTCAATAAAATCTGGCCACATGTGTTTTATAAAACCCATGAAGTCTTTTTGACAACCATCTTGTTTTTCTAATTGATCGTATCGTTGCAGTAAAGCCACGGCCTCAGCCTTGTCTTGTTCAGATAATATATCAAAATCTTTGAATGAAACGTCGTTCATAAGCGAGCTGAGAAACAAGGTAGCGACGATATATTATGTAACCCAGCTCTAAGCGTAAAACGCCTAGCGTAAGTATCACATAAGGTTATACTTCGTGCCACTCTTTACCCTCGAATAGTAAAGCCTCTGCCTCTCTCCGTCTTACTAAGCCTTCTAATACTTGTTTTTCTCCATCTACTGTTGCCTTATTCCAGCGCTTAATTTGTTCTGGTACCTCTTCCCATTTCTTATCGTTTAATTTTTTTAGTAGCGTGCTAGCCGACAAATTTGCAGAACCAAGATTAAATGTCCACGCAATAATTGCGTCCCATTGATGTTGTTCTAAATCTACTTTTATTAAATTATTTACCTCTTCTTCAAAAATTTCTAAATCTTCTAATAACAACATATCAGCTCTCTCTTGAGATATTGTCATTCCCTCTGATACTCCTTTAGTTGAACCATATCCTATCGTCCAGACTGAGGCTTTGCATAAATAAGATTCTAGTTTACAACCTTCAAATTTTTTTATGAGAGCTATGCCCTCTTGCGATGTTTTCATATTATTTTCCCCACTTTTTGACTTTTGTACCGCCAAAGTAATCGACGGCCAAATTTTCTTTTTTAAGTAATTCTGCCACATTTCCTTTCTCGCAAAATATATCTCCTAACACCCTACCGTATTTGTCGGTGCCGTAAGATTTTAAGGTTATATCACCTACCAACCATTGTTTCAACTTCTCTTTAGCAAGTAATCCTAATTCTTTTTCTTTTGTTCGCTCTGGATATTTTTTTATATTAATTCTGGATTCGGGCGTATCAATGCCGTTAATGCGTACAGATTTATTATGTAATTGCACTGAAAAACCAAGATCTATGGTTTCTAACCGCACAGTATCTCCGTCTATAACTTTTTTGAGTTTACATTTGTAAACGAAAGCATCTGGTGATTTAGCCATTAGTCGTCTCCCTTATGTGACGCTCCAAAGTAAAAAGATATGATCGCACTTGCTAAACCACCTAAATATCCCAACACTAAATTTATAAGTGCCTCACTGTTTTGTTCGGGTGGTTGTAATGTAACTAAAAATATATAACCAAGAAAACCTCCAATGGTAAACAAACCTATAATTCTAGCTGTCCAGTCTTTGCTAAACATGCTCCTGGCATGTTGCTTATCTTGAGTTTCTAATGCAAACACATCAACATCAAGCTCCTTCATTTGCACTTCAAACTCTTGTTCTGCTTTTTTTAACTCTAACATCT